GCTCAGCAAGTATCTTGATTTGAAGCAGGTCAACTCAATCATCAGCTTTGAGTGTTCTTCTGATGATGAGGGCATGATTATAACTGTAATTGGAGAATCAATTAGAAAGAAAATGGCCAACTTCAGAACAATGTTTTACAAAATCAAAGATGGTGTTGATAGGTTGTTCGGTGTTAGAACGTCCTTTGAAAAAAGCACATTATCATCATCCCACATCTTTGAATTTAATTCAGTGTTTTTTCACAAATCTGACACTAGTGCTTGCTTAATAAAGCAAATATCTAGATGCATGTATGATCAGCCAACAGAAAGCTTGAATCAAAAAATAATTGGGTTTTACTCAATTTTGAACGAGATTAGGGATCTTGGGGGTTCAGGGGAACTGTGTAGTAGGATTTCTGAATGTCAGAAGAAGTGTGTGGACAGAAGCTTTGGCAAAGACTTGTGCTCATGGTTTGGGGAGATTCATTTACCCAGATTGAGTTTCTTTGGTCATTATGAGACACAGAATGAAAGACTGGCCGGGCTAGTTAATCATAATTATTTTAATTGGTTGAACTGTCTGAACTCATCAAAAAACAGAACATTGATGCAACTTTTAGGGAAACACAACCCGATAGAATTCTCAAACAAAACCATATCAATGGAATTCAACTTGTTCCCTCGTCGAATTCACAAATCTATACTAGCTGATCTTGGCATTAAGAAAACAGAAATGGATGAGCAAATCTTTTCTATCATGTTAACACAGACCAATCAATTGAACTTGGATCAAACCAGGGAATATCTTGAGTTTTTGTCTTCGGTGCCATCTTTGGCAAAGAGCTTGGTGTGGTCAACAAGAACAGATTGTGCCATGATCACACCGTTCATCTTAACAAAAAGAATTTTTGATGGGAAAACTGCTGAAGAAATTCAATCTGTGCCTGATCTAAAAGTGGATATACTGGAGATTTTCCCTGAACATGAGGACTTCATGTCAATTAAGACATTGACAGATGTCAACTATGGTTACGTCAAATTGAAAAAGGAACCCACCTTGATGATGAGGCAATTCACTACTATTCAGAGTTTCATCAAATATCGTTATAATTGGCGTGCGTGTCTGAGCTATTTTTGGTTTAAACAGAAAACAACAAAGGATGTTTTAGCGGACCTGCATTCTTCTTTTGATCAAATGAAGAAAGAGATCTTGTGGTTGAGGGACAGCTATGAAGATACAATTAAAGAATCTAACAAAACACCTGCTCAGATATTGAGTTTTTTCAATGATTATGGTAAGATGAAGAAGATGAGGCGCTGCCTTGTCAGGGGCCCAGAGTTTAGTAATTCTGACATATCGACGATGATATTCTTCAACACTTATCCAGATCGCAAGTTAAGGATATCAAATGACTCAGAACCATTGCTAGAAGACAAAAACAGTTTTTCAAAGTTTGAAGACAAGCTTTATCTGTGGACTGTTCTAGCATCTTCATGCTGGAATAATGTGACAGCCATAGTGCATGATTTAACTTCTGAGGCGGATAAGGTGGAAGATAAAGACATCATTAACAGTTTAAAATTTAGGGATGTTAGAAGAAAAGAGGTGGCTATAATGATTCAAGCCATCAAGAACAAATGGAGTTTGTCAAAGACTCTTAGAGAATCCGGTGAAGGATCATTGTACTATCTTGTGCCACAAAAAGAGAAAGATGGATTGTTTATTGGTAAGGGTGTCTTACTAATGAACCACAAAGGTTCAATTCATGTGTTCAACCTCATGGATGATCGGTTGATATCGATAGAAGGAGAAATGCCCAATTCTGCAGTTGTTCTAATGAAAGGACTTGGAGTGAAGACAGCACAATTTGAGGCAATCAAAACGGAAGAACAAATTTTTGAA